GCAAAGTCAAAACGAGTTTGCTGTGCGGCGGAATCAATAAATATGTAATCAATATCCCACTTATCTATGAGTCTTTGTATTTCTCCTGCATGTTGCTCCGTAGTACGCTCTGCATCGAGATACTCGTCTACTAGGTAATACTTTTCTTCGTCCCAGTCATAAGCAATTACACACAGAGCGGTAGGATCTCTATACCCTACGTCCAGTCCTGCGAAGACATCCATCTTGCTCATATCCATATCTTGGAACGACCCCGTACATTCTTCGTAGTTATAACTCCAGACCTGACCTTCGTAAGTATTAAAGTCAGCTTCATATTCTTGACGAAACTCAGCCTCAGACATACTCTTACGAGCCTCTGCTATATCTAGTTCAGACATTCGGGGATTTGATTTATAAGTGGCACGAATAGATGCCCACTCAGGAAACTCAGGATCAAAGCCTCTATGGAAAAACTCTGAAAACCAGTTGTTTTTACCACGAGGAGTAGAAATAAAGATTGCTTTGGAATTATCTTTGTCAAGCGTAGGTCTAAGTGCCACATTAAAAGCATCTCTACCATCAGCAAGAGCTGCTTCATCAAAAATAATCAAATCGTAGGATCTACCTACACAGGAATCAACTTGATTAACTGACCCCATACGCACAGTAGATCCGTTCGATAGTTCTATAACTTTATCTTTTGCATTATCTTTGACTACTTCAAGATCAAAATGTTTAATCAGTGTTCTTTGCAAGTCGAAAGATATCTGCGATAAAGCATAGTTAGGCGACATAATTAGAATGTTAGAACTAGGAATAAGAGATACTAGCTGTCCAATAATATTGGCAATGTAAGTCTTTCCCTGTCTACGAGAAACAGCCGCACAGACAAATCGATACTTAGGGCTATTAATAGCATTAATAATCGCTGTCTGGGAAGGTAGTGGTGTAATACCTAGCAACTCCAAATAAGGATCGATAGGCAACTTCAAAAACTTGTCTTCCTGTGTGTAATCACAAATATAATCAGAGATTATATCCTTGCGGCTAATTTCAATCATCTAGTCTTGTCCCATGGACCTTGTTTTGCTATACTTCCTGCAATATTCAAGTTCCGTTAATTTATCATCCTCAGCATCTTTTTTGACAGGTCGAATATTTCTTTTATATTCTTCCACGTCAGAACCCTTCCACTTACTATTTTTTAGTTGAGATTGCATAATTACCTCTTAGACATCCATGCAGATACGCCCATATAAGCGCCTACGACGCCGGCCTGAGCAATGTAAAATAACCCGAGTAAATCTGCTAGAGCAGCTACTCGGCTCTCGCTTACAGCAGGGCTAAACAATATGGCACTAAAAACTATCATAGAGCCCATCGCAACCCATGCCATTCTTTTTTGAGCTTCTGACTTTTCTTCTCGAAGTTCTAGCTCTAACATATCTTGTGATCGTTTGATCTCTTCATCTGACACCACACCATCTCCATCTAAATCAAATTGTGCGTAGTGTGAATCTTTTTGTAATTTTTTCATGGCAGTAGAATAAATAGGGCGCCTGCGGCTACTGTACCGCCAATTATTAAAGTAGTAAATCCAACTAAGATTTGTTGTAATAAATGCTCTCTTTCTCGTCGTTTTCTGGCTACCATAGCCATTTGCTGCTTTCTTGCGTGCTCTTGTTCTGCTTTAGCTTGTTGAAAGCTTTTAAGCATTTCAGGGTCTATCATAGCTAACAGATCATGGACATCTTTCCAGTGTCTCTCATAGCTTTTCTTAATCATTGTAAGCTTGAGCAGCTCGCTTTGACTAAGAGGGTTAAAAGTACTGGATTTTCTTCTTACCTCAAATTCAGTAACTGCTTCCCCAAAGTCACTGATGGTACCCATGAGCTGCTGCATTCCTTGACCGGTTTCATTGGCTTTTTGTATAAGACCATTTATCTGTGACAAAATAGTACTGGCCATCACTACTGATTCTATAACCATGGTCTACCACTTTACTTTGTCCGCCCAGTATGCTGCGGACATCTTGCCCTTTGCAATATTCTTTGCATGTCGGGCTTTGAATGAAGCACGTTTACGCTTCATTGCTTCGCTTTCTCCTTTCTTAGGTTTACCGGCTGTTTTTGCTCCTTGCTGACCAAAACGAATAGTTTTAACTTTATCTCCTGATTTGGCTACAACAATGTGTGATTTCTTTGCATGTCCAGGAGTGCGCTTGGGTTTATTAAAACCAGAGACACCCGCGCGTTTTACTGCAGGATGCTTTTTCTTAACGCTTTTTCTTCTTGCCACGTCGTCTTCTCCGCTTTTTCTTTCCTGCAACTTGTCGAGTTATGCCAGGAACCTTGGCTATACTAATACCCGCCATTACTTTTTACCCCGTCTTTTTCTCCTTTTAACAAAAGTACTAACATTAGTAGGTTTGCCTCCAGGATTGCCGGCCGCTCTTTTTCTACGGACAGCTGACTTTCGTTGCTTTTCAGTAAGACCAGCGGCTTTGGCAGCAGGAAGACATTTTGGATAACGTTTTTTTCCTGATTTGGTTCTTCCGCATTTTTCAAAGCCGCCGCTCTTTTTAGGTCTGGATATATCTACCCAATCTTCTTTAAACCACTTAGTAAGACCACCTTTTGGTTTAGCCATTATTCTCTCCGCTATGGAGTAAGACCTCCAACTCTTTTATCTTTAACTCTAAGTCTCTAACTCTTGTTACAGTATCACTTACCTCTGGCGGAGGAGAGAAATTATCAATCCACTCGTCATTTTCTTCAACCTCTATTGATACCGCCTGTAAGTTATGCTCTAAAAAGGCTATTCTCTCCGTAATACCGGTATAAGCCCACACAGATACTGCAGTAAAGGTTACTAACCCTATTAAATTCTTTAAAGGTATGGCTAACTCTGTTGCTTCGTTTATCTTTGTGGGCATAATACCTCGCTTATAGACAACTGCCTATCGCTTAGAAGGTCACTTTTTTCCGCGCTTCTTTTTTAAAATAGCTTTTTGAAGTGCTGGAGGCAGCTTCTTTTGAGCGGCTGTTAAGCCTCCCATAGACTTCTTCTTCTTGCCCTTACCTTTCTTGGCTGGACGACCTCTTTTCTTTCCGTAAGTTCCTTTACCTGCTGGCATTACTTTACTCCCATGCGGTATTTCCCGCCTTTGGCTTTATAAGGTTTTACAAGCCACCCATTTGCATAAGCTGAAGGATATACAGCAAACTTTCGTTTGGCCTGTGCCTTCACTCGTGCGTAAAGTTTTTTATTTGTAGGAACAGGCTTTTTCTTTGCAGCCTTTTTGCGTTTACGAACAGCCACTTATGCGTCCGCTGAAAAAAGATCCTTGCTCTTAACCACTGCTGCCGCTTCTTTTTTCTTTTCGCCATTTTCGTAGGCTTCTGCATCTTTTTGATTGGAAAAGCCCTTTTTTCCTTTATCAGGGTTAATTCCCCACCAAGTATTTCTTTTTTGATAAGCCATTTTTTTATCTCCTACACTTGGAATGCAAGTGTTACTACTAGTCCTAATAGGAATAGTATTAGTGCTCCGCCAAACTGTAGTTGACGCTGTTCCATTCTGTCCAGTTTCTCGTCAATATCATCTAGTCGATTAAATGTGGTTTTCCATCTTTCTTCACACTGAACTTCATGACGTAAAAACTGCTCGACAACATTGTCTAGCTTACGATCGTCAGACATCTTTTAACAACTTTTCCATGAGCTTACCGTAGTTGCCCTGGCCGAAAGGTACACCTTCATTTATTTGAACATTTGTTTGACTTTTTACGTTTGTAGCTTGAGCTTTTTCAAGATCAGCTTGAGCCTTAATCTCGTCCATTCTCATCTTATGTGCCATTTGTAACAAGTCTGCTAAATCCTTACTAGAGTAAACTCCGGTTTCTTTCGCTTCGTCAAGCTTACTTTCAATCATCTCGTCTAGTAAACTTGCAATATTATTTTTGTTGCGATACCCCATATCTAAGTAAACAGTATCAATATACTTTTTTACTTCACGTTTGTTGAGCAACTCTACGACTTGGTTTTCAGAAACCCCGAGAGATTGCACGACCCCGTTGATATTGCCGAACTGCAAGTAACTATTAGCTACTTCAAGTCCCTCTGGGGAGATTGTAGTTAATTCTTTAGCCATGTTTCAAATTATAGTTGTTAAGGGGTGGAATGTCAAGAATTATTTTTGAAAGGTCATGGAAGAAAACTTGGTGGTGTAGGCCATACCATGTCGTCTGCATGATCTGGGAGAGTAAGACCTTCTGTAATATTTCTCAATGTAGTTCTGTAGGTGCGAGCTTCGGCTTTCTGCTCTTCTGTTAGAGTATTATCCGATACCTGAGTCCAATCACAACCAGCTAGTTTATTTGTGCGCACTCGCCTTATCTCTTCTAGAATTAAATCTGTGTCCCACTCGAAAGACCCTGTAGATCTGTTGTACTCTGCATAATCATTAGGAGGAAGACCTATCTTAAAAAATTGCTGAGTGTCATGATTGTACCAGTGTTGATTGACAAAGAAGTTAGCATTCTCACAACCTTCTAATAATTCGTCTTCATTGACATGTACAGTTCTCATATACCCATCTTCGGACAACCCCTCTGGATTTGGTGCTGAGGTAGGAAACTGTACATTAAGTATCTTTCCTGTGGTTTCTTCTATATTTACTATAAATTGCATTAAACTAAATCTCCTAAAAGTAATGTGTTTTGAGATGCTAATCCGCCACCACCGCGAGAGGCGCCCGAGAATTCATATACATTTATATATGCTTGATAACTAAAGTACCTAATATTGCTAGCATTAAACTGTATTCCTCTTCTCGACATGACGCCCATACTAGTATAACTTGTAGTACCGCCTTGAGTCCCATAGCGCATTTCTACATATAGATCCTCGTCATTAGTTAAAATAGATCCATCTGAAGAACCTAATTGAAGTCCTGAGAAAACTTC